GCAATTGTACTTTCAACACCATATGGAACTGGAAACTGGTTCCATAAAACATGGGTTTCAGCCGAAAACCAAGAAAATGACTTTTTACCTATTAAATTACCTTGGTACGTTCACCCTGAACGAGACGAAACTTGGAGAAGACGTCAAGACGAGTTATTAGGAGATCCTAGATTAGCAGCACAGGAATGTGATTGTGATTTTAGTACTTCAGGTGATATAGTATTCTATGCCGAATGGTTAGAATTTATCATTCAAACAACATTAAAAGAACCTCTCGAAAGGAGAGGCGCTGACCAGAACTTTTGGGTATGGGAACCAGCAGACTATACAAGAGATTATATGGTAGTAGCTGACGTAGCTAGAGGTGATGGTAAAGATTTTTCAACTTGTCATGTTATTGATATTGCCACTAACGTACAAGTTGCTGAATATAGAGGACAATTACCTACTAAAGAATTTGGATATTTTCTAGTAGGAGTTGCCACAGAATATAATCAAGCATTATTAGTAGTAGAAAACGCCTCTATTGGATGGGCTACTATTGATGCCATAATTGAAAGAGGGTATCGCAATTTATACCAATCTCCTAAATCAGATCACCTTACAGCAGAGTCGTATTTAAAGACATATGAGGGTTCATCTGATATGACACCCGGATTTACAATGTCAATGCGTACTAGACCGTTAATTGTGAATAAATTCCGCGAATTTGTTGGTGACCGTTCTGTAACTATTCGCTCAAAACGTTTAATTGAGGAAATGAAAGTGTTTGTATGGAAAAATGGTAGACCTGAGGCACAAATTGGTTATAATGACGATTTAGTTATGCCATTTGGTATAGCTATGTATTTAAGAGACACGTCACTAAAATTCCAACAACAAGGTCATGACATGACTCGCGCTACACTAGGCAATATGAGTAAAAGTACGTATACTGGTGCTTATAATCCAAACCAAATAAAAAATCCATACCTATTACAAACAGATAAGGGGATGGAGGACATTAGTTGGATTTTGTAAATATTTATAGTATATAATAAAAAATAAAAATGGCTGATAAAAGTTTATTTACCCGATTACAGCGCCTGTTTTCAACAGACGTAATCATCCGTAATCAGGGTGGAAGTGAATTAAAAGTAATGGATGTTGATTCAATTCAACGTTCCGGAGATATAGCAACAAATTCTCTAGTAGACAGATATAATCGTTTATATTCACCTGCCTCTACTTCATTATTAGGTTCTCAAATTGGTGTAAACTGGCAGTACTTACGTACTATGGTTTATTCGGATTATGATAACATGGATTATGATGCTATTGTTGCTTCTGCTCTTGATATTGTTGCTGATGAATCTACTCTTAAAAATGATATAGGAGAAATACTTCATATTAAAAGTAGTAACGAGGATGTTCAACAAATTCTTTACAACTTATTTTATGATGTATTAAACATTGAATTTAACTTATGGAGTTGGATTCGCCAAATGTGTAAATATGGTGACTTTTTCCTTAAAATGGAAATTGCCGAAAAATATGGTGTTTATAATGTTATTCCTTACACAGCATATCATATTGAAAGACAAGAAAATTATGATAGAGAACATCCAAATGCTGTAAGGTTTAGATATTCACCAGAAGGTATTTATGCTGGTGGTTCAGGTTATTATGGTGCACCTAATATGGGAAACTTTAACGATAACCAACCAGGTATTTATTTTGATAATTATGAAATGGCTCACTTTAGATTGTTAACTGATGTTAACTATTTACCTTATGGCCGTTCATACTTAGAACCAGCTCGTCGTATCTTTAAACAATATGTGTTAATGGAAGATGCTATGTTGATTCATAGAATTTCTCGTTCACCTGATCGTCGTATATTCTATATTAACGTTGGTTCTATTCCTCCAAACGAGGTAGAAAACTTCATGCAGAAAACTATTTCTACTATGAAGCGTACTCCGTTAATGGATAACCAAACAGGTGAGTATAACTTAAAGTATAATATGCAGAACTTATTGGAAGATTTTTATATTCCAATGAGAGGTAATGATACTACTACTAAAATCGAAACCGCTCCTGGTTTACAATACGATGGTATTCAGGACGTTACATACTTACGTGATAAATTATTTGCTGCTCTTAAAGTGCCTAAAGCATTCATGGGTTACGATAAGGATTTAAGTGGTAAAGCTACGTTAGCAGCTGAAGACATTAGATTTGCTCGTACAGTTGAGCGTATTCAGCGTATTGCATTATCTGAATTATATAAAATTGCTTTAGTACACTTATATTCTCAAGGTTATACAGGTGAGGAATTAACTAACTTTGAGTTAGATTTAACTACACCTTCCATTATCTACGACCAAGAAAAAATTGCGTTATTGACACAAAAAGTAGATTTAGCTAAATCAATTATGGAAGCTAAATTATTACCTACGAATTGGATTTATGATAATATATTCCACTTTAGTGAAGAAGAATATGATGAATACAGAGACTTATTAGCTGAAGACCAAAAACGTGCTTTTCGTTATAATCAATTAATGGAAGAAGGTAATGACCCTAAAGTAACAGGCAAATCTTATGGAACACCACACGATTTAGCTTCATTATATGGTAAAGGTAGAATGTTTGACCAACCAGAAAATGTTCCTGTAGGATATGGTAGTGATTTAGAATTAGGTCGTCCTGAAGAAAACCCAACAGATCGTAATACACAAGATGATAATTTTGGTAAAGATAGATTAGGTGCTAAAGGGATGAAAAACGACGATAACGAATCAGATAGTATCAATCCTAAACCTAAAGGAGGTTCTCCATTGGCCTTAGAGGCAAAACAAATTTACCTTAAAAACAGAACTTTAATAGAGGGTTTAAGCAAAAGAATAACAGCTGAAAACTCAACATTAGGAGATTCATTGTTAGATGAAAGTAAGTTAAAGGAGTAAGAATCTTTATATATTTATAACAAAACCTTTGGGGGATGAACATAAAACATTCTAAGTATAAAAATACAGGAATCCTTTTTGAACTTTTGGTAAGACAAATAACGGCAGACACTCTGTCGGGGAAAGATTCGAAAGCAACACATATATTAAAAAAATATTTTGTAAGAACTGAGTTAGGTAGAGAGTATAAATTATACGAATCCATAACTAAATATAAAAATTTAACAGAAGGTAAAGCAGAGGTTGTAATCAATTCCGTGATTGAATCTTCTAAAAACTTAAATAGAGGAGCATTAAAAAGACAAAAATATAATTTAATTCAAGAGATTTCCAAACATTATAACTTAGAGGAATTTTTTCAAACTAAATTATCTAATTATAAGTCTTATGCTGCCTTATATACGTTAGTAGAAATATATAATAGCGAATTATTATCTACCCCTGATCAAATCATTGTAAATAAAATTGCTATTTTAGAAGGATTAACAACTAAACCTGTTAGTAAGAAAAAAGTTGAGGATGATTTAATGGTTGAATTTCAATCATACGATAAAGATTTACGTATTTTAACTTACAAAGTATTATTAGAAAAATTTAATGGCAAATATGCTTCATTAAATGCTAACCAAAAATCAGTATTAAAAGAATTCATTAATTCGGTCGATTCAACTCCTAAATTAAGGGATTTTTACAATACTAAAATTACAGAAATTAAAACTACTTTAACTAAACAAGTTAAAAAAGTAACTGATAAAGCTATTCAAATCAAATTGAATGAAGTTAACAATATGTTAGCTCCTTTAGGCAAAACAGCCAATGTAGGTAACGATGATTTAGTTAATTTATTACAATACTACGAATTATTAGAGGAACTTACTAGGGTAAATGGCTAAATATAAGTATAAAATAGTAGAGGAAAAAGAAACCTTTAGAGCTACAGAAGTAGATCCTACGTTAATACAACGTGTGGAAAAAACTTATGGTCCTATAGACATGAAATATGATTTTTTTTCTGCTGATTTAAAAACTTATTTTAAAACTAAATCAGTAGATCCTGAAACAGGAGCTGTTGATAGTCAAGTTATCAAATTAGCTAGTTTTACAGATTCATTAGAAAAACTATATGCAGCAACCGAAGCTTTATCTGCATTAGTTAAATCACCTGATGGAAAAGATGATGCTGTAG